AAGTAATCTAACAATCTGGAATCCTAATAAAGAGGCATGAAGAAAATATTTACAAAAATACTTGACATAATAGAAACATTTATTATATGGTTCTTTAAATTAGCAATGGTGTTAATTATTGCAAGTGTTGTATTATTGATAGTAGGAACATATTATGTTTGATTTAATAATTAATTTAATAATTGTATTTTTGGCGGGAATGTTTGCATATATGTCAATGCATTGCGCTGAGGAACAACGACAAGGTAAAACTATCCGATTACCTTGGGAAAGAAAACAGGATAATGGAGAATAAAATGAGTTATAATAATTTAGATGATGTACTAAGCAAATTAGATGATGTAGAGAATAAAATAGATACACTAATAGAATTAGAAGCAAAAAGATTACAAACATTACCAACATATGTTTATTACCACACATTCGAAGGTGGTAAAACTAAAAATGGAGACATTAAAATGGCTCAAGTTGGCAAAAGAAACGATGGAGTTTGGTGTGTAGAGAAATTTATTAACAATACGTTAATTGAAAGGCTACCGCTAGAGGGAAAATCAGAATCATACGCAGAGGATGCAGCGGAGAATTTCGTATTACTAGATTAAACAGTTCGGCTAGGTCTCATAAAACGCAACTCCTTATCACCCGCGGAGGCCTGGCCACCTTTTTTAAAAATAAATGTTTACATTCAATAAAAAGTATGGTATAATATAACAATATATATAAGGAGAAATATGTCGATAAATAAAAAACCAAGAAAAAGAGGTCCAAGCTTAGATGATAAGTATCTAGGACCAGAACCAATATATACTGCAGAGTCAGTATTCAATGATAGTAATTGGACGAAGGGCGCTTCGTGGTATAATTACTTTTATAAAACAAAAGATTACATGCCGTCTACTTATCAGTTCGCAATAGATTATTGTGGGTACGATAAGAAGAAAGTTCAGGTACTCAAGAGACAAAAAGATTATAGATTCATGGGAGTCAATAAACTAATTAAGCTCCATTATAGAGGCTGGGTTTATTCAGATGAGCAACTCGAAAAGATAAAAGATTTTATTGATGACCAATATCAACTTGCTTTAAAAATGCAGAAGGTCGAAGATGCAAAGAAAGCTGATGTGGTTGTTATATCACCTGCAGAGAGAACAAGAAGAAAAGTATTGGAAACTATTCACCATGACTGGGATACTGAAATAGTTGACGGATGGTTGGAAGGTAATTTCACACAAAAGTTCTCTGCTTATAATCGATGGAAGATGCATGGGTTAAAGGGTAACGCAATAAACATGTTTAAGGCTTTACTAGACGCTGAGTACGATAACATCAAGGCCGCATATGATAAAACATGTGACCAATGTGTAGAAGCTTATTCTAACTTCACTAAAGGTGAGAAAAACAAAATTTTAAAACAGTTCGAAGAAGTGTTCGAAGACTTAGATAGATTAAAGCTATCATTTAAGGCTTCAAAAACACCACGAACAAGAAAAACCAAATCATCAGATGCTCAAGTATCAAGGCTCCAGTATTGTGCTGAAGACATTGACGCAAAGCTAACCTCAATTAATCCAATTATGATACCGGGTAAACACAAGTTATTTGTTTATAATAAAAAACAAAGAAAGCTTATGGAATATACAACCACGGCCATTGACGGATTCTTAATATCTGGTACATCAATAAAAAACTTTGATAAAACCAGTAGGGCAGCGACATTACGAAAACCTGATGAAATGTTACCAATGATTTTAAATAAGACTGAAAAGCAAATTGAAAAGCTTTGGGGAACGATTACAACAAAAATAACAAAACCCACAGGCAGAATTAACTCTGACTGTATATTAATGAGGACATTTTAATGTTAACAATAGGCGATAATTTTCCTGCCTTCTCACTTGCAGGAATCAATGAAAAAAATGAATTTGTGAGAGTTGATAGAGATGATAACTTAGGCCATCGCGAATGGACGGTTATATATTTTTATCCAAAGGACTTTACCTTTATATGCCCAACCGAAATTGCCGGTATGGATATGTTAGTTGACGAAGCTAATGTAGTCGGCATTAGTGGAGATAATGAATTTTGTAAATTGGCTTGGAAACAAGATAATGAATTAATAGGTAATATTAATCATACACTTGCTGCTGATTGTGGATTAAATTTATCACATGAATTAGGTATAGTTGCCGAGGCTGAACCAGTCTGTCATAGAGCAACTTTTATATTAGATGAAAACATGAACATACAACATGTTTCAATTAATGCGCTTGATACTGGCAGAAATGCACAAGAGATATTAAGAACATTACAAGCACTTAAGGCTGGTGGATTAACCGGTTGTGCATGGAGCGAAGGCGATGACTTTGTCGGTTGAGATAGAAGGTAAAATAATGACCAAGAAAAGGTTCTCTATGGCTGTAGAGAAGCTAGTCGCTACAAAACATGGTATCTCTTACATAGACGCCGCGTGTATAATTATTGAGGAGAGGGGAATGGATTACTCTAACTTAAAAAGGTTATTAACACCATCACTCAAAGCTAAAATCGAAGACGAGGCCTCTAGGTTAAACTTAATCAAAGGCGAGAGGGTAAATACATTACCTCTGTAAAACCACAAAAGCCAAAGGCTTGGAATAACGACAAACAATGGCAAGATAACTCAGATGGCTGGGTTACTGCTATGAATAAATCAAAAGAAAAAAAAGAAGCGAAAAGAAAACTTCAGGATATGGAATGTAATCACGGAGACCTTGAATGGTGCGAAGGTTGTGCATATGATATGAATGGAGAACAAGTCGCATTCGAAGGAATAGATTATTAATGATAGACCCATTTGAATCATACAGATTATATAATGCTTTAAAGCTACATTTTGAAACTGATTACGATGCTTTAAAATATAACTTTAAAACTAATGCTTCTGCTAAATCTTTCTTAAATAGAAAAGATAAATATTTTTTCGCAAAGATAGCAAAGGCTCATGAAAAAGATTTAAAAGGATACTATGTCGCTAACTTTAAGAACGATGTTTCCTATGTAGGAGAAATGGTTAATGAAGTAGGCGAGAAGAATTACTTAGCTCATAAGAAAACACTTGAATCGCTAACGCATGTGTTTTCAAATGATATAAATAAACTAAGTGATATTAATGAAGTTGACTTTGACGGATTGTTTGAATCCGATGATGGTCAACACCCATTAATAATACAGCTGTGGATGCAAGAAGAGATTAGTTTAGAAACTATTGTTATTCTGAATTCCATATTAGGGTTTATACCTAGAGAGTCCAAGAAGATATCGGACACATTAATTTGGCCTGATATTAAAAGGAAAATCGAAAAGTATACTCCCTTCGTAAGCTTTGATGTGATTAAGTGTAAAAACTTATTGCAAAAAGGGTTTACAAATGCCACATAATGTGGTATAATATAACCTATATTATGAATAAAGTGACATACAATAGAAACGACTATACTAGAGTCGTAATACAATGCAAATACAACGGAGAAAAATACAATGTCATTCGCAAATTTAAAGAGCACACGAGGCTCATCAATCGATAAACTCGTTAAAGCAGCAGAAGCTGTATCCACAAAACCAGAGGCTAATTCATATGATGATGACAGACTTTGGAAACCTACCAGAGATAAAGCAGGAAATGGTTACGCCGTAATCAGATTTTTGCCGGCAAAGGAAGGTGAAGATTTACCATGGGTAAGATATTGGGACCACGGTTTCAAAGGTTCTACTGGACTTTGGTATATCGAAAACTCCTTAACATCTATTGGACAACAGGACCCAGTATCGGAGTCAAACTCTGTACTATGGAACTCTGGAAGAGATGAGGATAAACAAATCGCTAGGGATAGAAAAAGAAGATTACATTATGTATCAAATGTACTAATCGTATCTGACCCAAGTAACCCAGAAAATGAAGGAAAGGTCAAACTGTACAAGTTTGGTAAAAAAATCTTTGACAAAATCATGGAAGCTATGCAACCTGCTTTTGAAGATGAATCACCTATTAATCCTTATGACTTCTGGGAAGGCGCAGACTTCAAGATTAAAATCAGAAAAGTCGAAGGCTGGGTAAACTATGATAAATCAGAATTTGCTACACCAAGTGCTTTATATGAAGGCGATGAAGGAAGACTAGAGGAAGCTTATGGTCAACTTCATAACTTAGGGGACTTTTTGGAACCTAGTAACTATAAAACATACGATGAACTAAAATCTAAATTAAATAGAGTATTAGGCATCGATGCTGGAATGGAACCAACAACGGACCCATTCGCTAATGTTACTCCTAGTGCTGATGCACCTGGTATGACAGAAGCTGGGTCAGCGATGGAAACTGCATCTGCAGAGACATTCGGCCAACCAGCAGAAGCTGAAGCAGAAGATGATACATTAAGTTATTTTGCTAAACTAGCTAAAGAAAATTAAGCCTTAGGGTTTTTTTCGGAGGAGGACTGAGGTCCTCCTTTTTTTTATCTGTCTACTTGAAGTGAGTCAGTAACTTGATTTGTGTTATTTGTAATTAGGATTGTGTCTCCACCTTTAACAGTATCTCCACCTCTCTGTGCAATGGTTGTATTACCACCTGATGATGCTTCTGGTATTTTAAGTATCGCATTTTCTACCGAAAGTGTATTAACAACCATACCCTCGATTGGACTTGGGGCAGACATTGATACAGTAGCAGTACTCATATCTAACGAACCTCTTAATTTGGTTATTGTATCCACTGCTGCATCCATATCAGCCTGCATATTTGTAATACCAACTAATTCAGTCTCTCCAAATCCTAGAAATCCACCGGTCGTACCACCTTCGAATGCAAGTTGAAGTGTTTGTGCTGCATTAAATAATTGTTCTGCAAAGTCCTTTGCATCAAAATCTAGGTTTACATTAGAGAAACTATTTAATGCATCTGCAAAGTCTTGAAATGCATCAGCACCTTTTTGCACTGTTGCGTGATTTTTACCTAATTCAATTGCCTGGTCAACAGGGTTTTTTGAACCAGTTAAGAAATTAACAATACTTGAACCTAAATTAGCTAATGCATTTGCACCTTTACCACCAGCAAATGCTGCCAGGCCTAAACCTAAGGCAGTTAAAGCACCAGTTGCTTTTCCTGTTCTTTCTAAAGATGCTCCGTCCCCAATTTGTAAAAGTGTTGCAACTTCTTTTTTAATGTCCTCTGCAAAGTTATCACCTGCAGTAAATTTGGTAAATGCATCAGCAACTCCAGCTCCTGCTTTACCTGCTGAAAAGGCAACTAAACCTAATCCTAACCCCGACATTGTAGCTATAAATTTAGCAGTGCCGCCTTCGCCTAAGCCAGCTCCTGGTAGATTGGTAATGGATAGTAGTGTTTCAACCTCATCTTTTATATCCTGGGCAAAATTTTCCCCTTGGAATGTAGTAAGTGCATCTACTGCACCCGAAGCAGACTTTCCTATGGCAAAGGCAACTAAACCTAAGCCTAATCCAGTCATTGTGGCTACAAATGTGGCAAGACCACCTTCCCCTAATTTTGCACCTGGTAAATTAGGTATCGTTAATAGTGTTCCAACCTCTTTTACTATTGTGTCGGCAAAATTATCACCACTTGTGAATGCAGTAATTCCATCGGCAACTCCAGCCCCTGCTTTACCTATAGCAAATGCGGCCAAGCCAATTCCTAATCCAGTCATTGTAGCTACGAATGCAGCTGTGCCACCTTCACCTAAACCAGCTCCTGGTAAATCATTAATGGCTAATAATCCTTCGACATTATCTTTAATTTTAGATACAAAATCAGGACCTGAAAATTTATCTACTGCAGCTGCAACTCCTGTACCAATACTCATTGCGGCCAGACCGAAACCTATACCACCGAGAGCAAGTGCGAGGGAACCGCCATCTTTTAATAGTTGTGCATTACCCCCTGCTTGTTCATTTATGGCTAAAAGTTTAGTTACCTGACTTCCTATTTTGTCAACATCCATGTTTTCGAATGTTTCGATTAATTTTGGAGCTTGTGAAATAACTGCAGCAATACCAAAGCCTATTCCTGCTGCGGCAATACCTACGCCTTGAAGTATACCACCAATTTTACTACTAATGCCGTCTTTATTGTTTGCAGTTTGTTGAGCAGTTTCCTTTCCTGTTTGTTTTGGTAAGTTTCTTAATTCATCACGAATCTCTTGAAATATTCCCATTCGTTCAGAACTATCTTCCATACCTTGAAGTCTTTGGGAATCAATCATGTCCTGGAAGTTTTCAAAACCAAATACCGTACGTGCTTGAAAGTCATTCATGACCTTCTGCATGTTTTTCATCTCTAATAGATGACGCCTTGTATTACGGCCATCAATCTCAATTTTGGTAGTCGATTTATTGTTCGACTCCATTACCTCAATTAATTTAGCAAAATCTGTTTTACCCGGCGCTGGCTTTTTTGGTGTTTCTTCCATTTCTAGTCCTTAATTATTTACCGAATGCTTTTCCTGCTTCGGATATACCAAATGACCCTAGTGTTACTACCACAAAGGAAGTATAAATTGTCTCAGAAACCTTTAAGTCAATATCCCATACTAATGCTGTAACTAAATCGGTAACACCGAAAGTCATCATTAAAAAGAATGATATAAATCCTATGATTGCTTTTTCGTTTAAGTC